CGCCCTTTGCTTGGTATCTGGAAAGTCTTTTACGGCTGTCTTGTTGCCCATAAAACGACCAACGAAGTCTTTGGTTTTCTCGCCTTTTTCTGGTGTGATTAGGGGCATATTATTAAACTAGGGTTAAGAGGTATTTTAGCTGATTTACATTTCCAAGAATCTCATCTCGAATATTCAAAAGATCGGTGTCACCTTCGTTCAAATAACCGGGCAGTTCTTCTGAAAGGAACGAGATAAATTCATCGTTATATTCGCCAAGGGTTTCGGAGTAATTATCTAGGCTGAAATCAAAGGTAGAAGCAGAGATAATTCTGCCATACTTGCCCATAAAGGTTTCCACAAATTCATCAATGTTCTCTGTTAGAGACTCGTAGATTTCCCCAAAACTCTTGTGTTGGCTATAACTCCTTGTCTGCCAATGAAATATCTTATATTGATTCTGATAGGTCAGAAAAGTTGTGAGAATTGTCTCGCCGTTGGCGTTTTCCATAATCCCTCCCTAGTTTGTCAATTATTTAGATTTATCGGTGAGTGGCCCACCAACAATCCAAGCATCACAAGTCCGTTTAGATGCACACTTGAAATCAAAAATCTCGCAATAGCCTAGATCGCCACCGATAGCAACTTCATTTGCATCTTCACCAATCCCCTTCTTAATGCACCCAAGAAGTTTGCTGGTTTGATTAAAGGCGGCACAATTACCACAACGCATCTTCTTTGCGGTTGCTACATCGCCTTGGAACTCGTCTGCCTTTGCCTTCCAATAGGCATCATTAGGCTCATTGGGATTAGCGGGGCCATAGTTGGCATCATCAACCGCATTTTGCCTATGAGCTAAATTGGTTTTTACATCTTGAGTTGCGATTGGGCAAGAGGCTGGTTCTTCTAGCTTTTCGTCTCGGCTATCCATCTGCTTGATAAGTTTCTTGACCCAAGAAAAGCCAGCATCACCACCCCATCCATTCCACGCTTGCCAGCCTTTGCCTTGCTCATCCCAACCAGCACCCTTCTTATCGACTTCGTGACGGCTAAAGAAAGAGTGCATCCTACGAATTGTGTCCGGGGATAATGCCTTGCCAGCAATCAAATCCCTAGCCCTAGCGATGCCTACGGAGGTCATTCCTCTCTGGCTAGATGGTTTCTCACTACGAACCTCTAAAGCTCGTTTGGCGGCATCCCTAGCCCCTTGTGGCGGAGTAAAGTCAATGTCTGAATACTTGCCAAGTTCGCAAGCATTAAGCATACCCTTAATTAACATCTGAACGCTCTTATTATCTAGCTTGGACAACTCTTGCAGATTGTTTTCAATCTGTATTCCACCAATTTTTTGCGTATCTTCAGTTGCACCTTTTTCAGTAGGCTCACGCTTTTCACCAACATCAATATCCCCATCGCTACCAGTTGTGCGGCTTGCGGTATCTTGTTCTTTAATCGGAGGAACAACCACAACGGCATTTTCGTCTTGAGCTTCATCTTGCATCTGCTCTGGTGCTGGCGAGCCAAATGCGGGTGCGGGTGCTGGTTTGTTAATGTCGGAAATAGTCTCTGGTGGAACCCCATACTGCTCTGAAAGGTCTTTAACCAGTTTGGCTTCTAGTGCCCTCTGCCTCATTGAACTTTCAAAGTCTAACCCCTTTTCTGCATAGATTGAGCTTGCGGTAGTCAGTCCAGCCTTAAACTCTGCGATATTTGCTACTGATTCACGGCCAAGGTCGATTGAGACATTCGCACCAAAGTTAAAGATGCCCTTTGTGCTTTTGCTTCCAAGATTGTTTGCAATCAATCCCCTCGCCACTCCGTCTGCAATAACGATGTTCTTGAGGGGGCGAAGAACCTTATCCTCAAGAAGTTTCTGGTATCTTCGGAAAGTTCGTCCGGCTTGTTGCATTTCAAGTCTAGCAGTTGGGCCAGACATCATAGAAGGGTCTACCGCAAACGAATAGGGGATGCCAACACCCATACAAATGTTACGCAAAAGAATCCTATGGAACTCCGCAAACGCACCCGAAGGACGGCTAGGGCCATCTGGGAAAACAATGTCCTCATTGACTTCTAGGTAACTAATCTTACCCGGCTCGATGGTTTCTAGTTTGATGCCTTGGTTGTCGGCGTTTAGGTCGTTGGTAAGCGTGGACAAGTCGGAGGCATTGTTGTTGTTCCGCTTAACAATTCCAGCTTGTGAACTTGCGAGCTTTGCGGCCATCTTTTCGGAGGCAATGATTTCATACAAATCTACGCAATCATTGATGGCTGTATGGAAAGCAGAAATTCCCCGATATTGGTCGATACGAAGCGGGTCGTAAAGATGAAACGCTTGGCTTGCGGGAATGGTTGTTTGGAAAATATAAGCGTTGCCAAATGTGCGAAGGTAAATGTCGTAACCAGTAGGCGCACCAGTTTCTTGATCAATGTGGATTCCGCTAATTAGATTAAGGCTTGTGTAGGTTCGGTTTGGGTCTCCAACTCTATCTGCCTCAATGCCTTGTAGCTTTAGATTGCCATTCTGGTCACGAACCAAAACAAACAAAAAGTCTCCGTCACGCAACATCGACATCATTGCAATCTGCATCAAGAACGACCCGGTATTGCGTCCAGAAAGATCGCACTTGTCCCACCAATCGTTCCAGTAAGCCTCTACATCTGTATTAACTTTAGGGCTTTCTGTTCTAGCTTGATATGAAATGTTACCCGCACAATGGCTGGCAAACTTCATCAGCAATCCACGAATCAAGCCAACATTCTCGGCCAAGTCTCTAGAACGCTTGAGAAGTTCTACCCGGTCATAGTTTGAGCGAAAACCTTCTGCACCAGACAACGAGGATGGCCCACGGCGTTGCCGATTGTATTGCGTTGCATCATATTCAAAAGCCGTGAGCTTTGCCCTAGATGCAAGCCGATCAACCGCCGCTTGCGGATTTACAAAGGCAATAGCCTTATCGAGAAAGTTCAGCCCGATTTTCTTCACTTACGCCATCCCAATCGAACGAGCAGGGCCAAACTTGGCGTAGGTGGTTCTGATGCGGCCACCAGTTGCTTGCTGAATAGCAAGGGTCAATTCCGCAATCGTATCACGAACATCAGAAAGATTGGCTCTGGTGAATGTCCTTCCAGAAATGGAATAACTTGAACCCGCCACCGCAATCGCTTCTAGGCAAGTGATATATTTATCACGGAGAGAAGTGAGGGTGGTTAGGGGTAGTCCGATGAAATCACCCTTCGCCATTCTCAAACTCCTCTGTCAAACTTGCGGGCGTGATGTTCAATAGCTTATGCAAACCAGCACCGACTATGTTCATACATTCGCAATCTAGTCCGTGATTATCCTTGGCTATCTGCTTCCAAACCATTCGTGTTCTCCCGGTCATCGGGTTCTTAATTGATACCTTCTTTTCTGCCTCTATGTGTGATCTCCACACTTGCGGAACATCATCTGCCACAAACCCATCGCTACTTACTAATTTTGAGAATATGTCTTTAATTGCAGGGTTAGACCAACGCCATACGGGGCAAAGCCTCCACTTCCATCCAATCCTAGATTGCGGAGCCTTGCCAGATAGCGGGTCACCATTAGCGATTCTGGCAAATGGTCGAGTTATCTTTTCGTTATTGACGATCTCCGAAAAACTTGCCCTATCCGAACCAACCAAGGCTATCCATCCGTTCACGCAACATTGATAATAGACATCTCTGGTCTGATCGCCCGAATCCACAAATACGCATTTGGGTTCAACATTAAACTCTTGTGCTTTGGATTGAATGTCTCCCCAAGTTTCCAGCCTACCAAACCAGACCATCCTAGACTTGTCTCCGCTATAAGCCCGAACCAATGCCCAAGCGTGAAACCCACCCGCCTCTTGAATATCGACTGACATAATGGTTTTCTCGTCATCTCGAACCTCTCCCATATTGTAACCACCCGCCTTGATCTCGATTCGCTCTTGTTCGTGTTCCAGCCAAGGTTCAGCAAGGATGCGGTTCACGAAGTCTTGTAGCCCGATGATTCCGCTATATTTGTCTTGCAAGAACTTGACCGCTAGGGAGCCAAACGAAACCCAAGGGGCATATAGTCCGTTCAAGTGATAGCTTCTGCGGTTGGGTTCGCCTTTAGGGTTGGTCGCAATCCACTCTCCACCCCGGAGCATCGCTGTCTTTTGGCCGTCTGTAATCTTGCTCTTGCAGTTCTCGCACTCATAGTAGGCCGATGATTTAACCAGCTTAAAATCATAAACTGCTTCTTCGACCTTGGCGGCCTCGTCCCACTTTACTTGTCCCCAGATTAGCTTCTGTTTGTGGTTGCAATGTGGGCAAGGCACAAAAAAGAAACGCATATCCCCTTTTTGCCATTCTGCCCAAATTGTAGAATCAGCCGTGGTTGGCGTAGATGTGGCAATAATTAAATGATTTGGATAGGTCGCAACTCTAGCCTCTGCCAACTGCAATGCCCCAGCCTCGCTCTTGCTCGCACCCGCCTCTGGGTATTTGTCCACTTCGTCCAAACAGAGAAGTGCTACGCTCCTAGATGCCAAATTGCTAGGAGAACTAGCACCAACAAACCAAAGCGAACTTCGTTTGAAATGTTGCTCTAGCAATTTAATTTTATCGGTATTATCTGGCTTTTCTTTCGCAAGTGCAGGGCAATCGTCCACCATTGGTAGCCACCGAGTTTCAGAGAACGACCTAGCCAAAGCCTCTGACGGCATAACCCATAGGGCGGGACAAGGATGCTCTGCAATTCTATAAGCTAGGCCAGCTAGAATTGTGGTTGTCTT